ATGTTGCTAGGAATCTTGTTGTTGTTTTCTGCTAGACAATTTTTTACACACGGTAAAAAGAAATCTTCTAATTTTTTTTCTTTTGGTTTTTTTATATTTTGTTTTACCTCTTCCACCAAATGCACTGTTAAATCTTCTTGAGCATAACTATCATACATTTCAAAAAATTCTTCTATTGTTGCACTATCAAAATCATCTTTATAAGCATACGTAGAACCTTCTTCTTGATTGTAGTACGGCATGTTTAACCAACTACCAAAATCGTTTTCACCTAAAGATTCTTGCATTGGATAAACTCTATCTAAAATATTGGCTAAACCTAGTTTAGCTGCAAATTTATTCATTACTAATTTTACTTCTTTAGCAGAAGTAAAATCTTTCATAAACATGTACACGTGAGCTCTACCACTCTTTGATCTAAACATTATCAAAGGTAGTTTATGCTTTCTAATTCTTTCTAATAAATCTTTGTAATCAAAATTATTTTCATCAATATCTATTGCACCCCACTTACAAGTTCCGTCTCTTCTTAATGGGAACACACCTAGGTTTGGTCCAATACCATCTAAATGATTTTGCCAAAGTTCTTTTGTGATAGGTCTCTTTTCTACCCACGGTTTGCCCTCTACCTTTATGGACAATCTATTGTTTTCTTTTTTAAATTGACCGTAAGCAGACTCTAGACCTTCAAATATATTTATAAATCTTTCTAACATAAAATAAGTGGGCGTTTCCACTCTCGCTTAGACGCCCACTACCTAGGATATTATAAATCTATTGAAGTTTTCTTTACTTCTTGATTTTCTGGTTTGGCCTCTACCTCACCTTTACCTACACTGATCGCAAAAGCTTTTGCCATCTCGTAGGATGATTTATCTTCCACTGGGCCAACTTTAGCTACATCCCAACCAAACCATGTTCCTTTGTCATTAGACATCTGAACAGTTGATAGTTTATAAATGTGGCTGTAAGTAGGCGGTGTAAATAAACCGTTCTTACCCTGCATTTTCAAACCCATCATCATTGAGTTCCATTTTCTGCTCACTTTTAATTGAGTAGACTTCATAGAAATCAAAGCTGTTTGTGGATTCTTACCAAGAACTAGTACAAAGTGATTAGCAGTATTATCTAAATAGTTACCGTTCGGTAGTCTATCTTTATAATCTTTACCTCTAGTCGTTTGACTAATGATATCGCTATCAGCTTCATGAATTGCAACAGGTGCACCACTACTGGTACCTCTATCTTGCCATTCAATATACTGTCTCTTGTAATGACAAGGTATAACATCAATCGTGTCATACAAGTCATTTGTAACAGTGTTGATTATCTTGCCAGGTTCTGCGCCCTCGACATATTTACCATCTCTTTTGTTTACCTCTGGAGATAGTTGGCCCAAAATTTTTAAGAAAGGCAACGCAAGATCTTCCTGCGATATATTTTGAGCACCTTGATTTGCATCAGCTTCAAATAAGTTTGCAGCTAATGCTCCTTCTTTTTTTATTGCTACTTGGTTCATGTTTATTTGTTCCTTTTTATTGTAGTCTTATTTTCAGAGAAGACTCCGAAAATTTCCGTTGGCATTTCTTTACCTGCCTCAATACGCTCACGGACTAACGCTTTCAGAGTCATGGGCTCTACCTTCATCTTTTGTGTCGGTTGGAACCCTTGACCCTTCGCAAGTTCAGCATAAGATGCTGCCTTGTTATCTTC